TAAGTCCTAAAATCTCTTCTACTAAAGCAAAAACACTTGTATTGATCCCCATATCACTGAGACAATCAGGATATTTACCTTCAAGTCTATGGAGGTAATCAGTAAATTCAATAGTTATTGTAGCAAAAGGTAAAAGTTGTTTTTCATTCAAATCACAAATAGAATACCCTCTAAATACTACTTCACTATCATATTCAATAACACACAGAAATTGTTTTTCGTAAGAAACAAGCATCGAATCCAAATATCCCATTTGATCAGTATCAACAACCATAACTATTTTTGCTCCCTTACCAATGATAGGAGTATTATCATCTTGGTAATTGGCTGTGATAGTAACAGACTGTACTCTTACATCATCTTCAACTGAATCTGAATAATCCTGTTGATATATTTTAATAGATACTAATTTGATAAAATAGTTATAAAAGTCTGATTGGTATCTGAGTCCGTATGTTGCCATTAGTATATTGAATTTCTTTTCCCTTGCTTCTTTATAATAGCTACCAGTTTATCCCCTTCAATTTCAAATCTTACATCAGCATCCAGTTTGACTGTTTGTCCAAAATCATACTTATCAAGTTGATTTAATGGAATAATAGCTTCATTAGATGTTAGTCTTGCAGGAAACGAATCATTTGGATAACCCGGTGGGACAATCCCTCCTTTTGCAAATCCCTGCAATCCTGGCAATGATGGAGCTAATCTTGGAATGGTTAAATTAGCAGTACTCATAGCACCAATAGGACCACCCGCAGCTGCACCTATAATCATCATAATTATTCTCATTGCCATCATCTGTGCAATCATTTGTATTATCTGATTTATAACTTGGTTAAATATTCCTTTAAGAACTTCCCCCATGTTTTTACTGCCATCTATGACTGAAGTAAATAAATCAGTAAAAGCACTTGATAATATATCCACTCCTTTTTGTGCATAAAGTAATGTCTGCATTTCTTCAGCAAGTAACTTAAATGCAACTCCTGCTCCTTGTCCGTTTTCAGACATTGTTTTCAAAGTATTTTCAAGAGCTGTAATCCGTCCCTGCAATAAAGATGCTCCAGTATCAGCAGTACGCAAAGCATTATCCATATCTGTCAGCCAAGTCAATTCCTGTGCATTTTGAAGAGCAACTAATTCCGTTCTGAGCGTTTGAATTCTCTTAACAGTCTTTTTTATCTCTTCTTCACTGAATATCAAACCTTTCTTTTCTGCATTGGCAGAGAACATATTACGCAAATCTCTTTGAGCTGCCTGCAATGCGTAATTAACAACTTCAATCTTTCCTGCTAAATTACCAAAAGCGTCAGCTTCCATTTGCAGTACTTTGAGTTGCTTTTCATCTTCTCTTGTATCAATAGCTCTTTTATAATTCTCTATTTGTTGTACTAATCCTTCAATTATCAATTTTAAATTAGTTCCAACAAGACTCATAGTAGGACCAAGAGAAGTCAATATATCTATATCACCAAATTTTGAAAGTCCTTCAATAAATTCATCTAATGTCTTTTGTGCCAAATCCAGTTTTGCAGCCTCTGCATCAAAAGTAGAACCAAGCAGCATACTTTTCATATTGATTGCTGCAAGTTCTGCATTATATTTATTTGTGGCTTTGCCAAGTTCAGTATAATTAATGCCTAATTCTTCTATCTGCTTCATCAGAGATTGAATTTCAGGAGCTTCAAATTGCAAATTGTAATCTTTGCCTATTAAAGTCTCTATGGCTTTAAACAACACAGATGCTTGTTCTTCTGCAAGTTCAAAAGGTTTCCCAAGAGCTTCATATATTTTTGCTTTTACATTGAGCGAGCTAACTTCTTCTTGGGTACTTTTTAAAAGATCCTGCAACGCCTTATTATGTTCTTTAATTGCTTCTTTAGCTTTATTTTGATTGTCTATTTCATCTTGGAGCTTCTTGGCATCTTGGGCAGCATAATAAGCTAAAATAGCTTGTTTTATTTGCCCATAAATAGTTTCTGTTTCTTCAAGTTTTTTATTTTGTTCTTCTATTAATCTTTTATTTTTCCTATTACTTTGAAGTGGCATTTCAAGATTTTTAGTATATTGATCTCTCAATGTTTGTACTTGTTCCATCACCTTCAAAGCCATATCCATATTTGCCATCAATTCATCAAAAGACATTACTTCTATGTCAGATTGCAAAAGGGTTTTAAAATCTTTGACAGCACCATTGACTTTTACTTGAGCAGTATTAAATAATTCATTCTCTGCTGCTATTTCCTTTATCTTCTTGGCATATTTACCAACAGCCACCGTAGCAGTTACAGCTCCAGCAGCTATGAGAACATAAGGATTCTTGACAAACTTTGAAACACTTCCAAATAAATTTTTAACACTGACAACCTTTCTTAACAATGCAAATTTAGCTCCTGCTTTAGCTGAAGTTATTCCAACAAGAGATAGCATAGTATTTAATCCTCCAAGTGCAGCTGTAAATAAATTAACAGCTCTCATTGCATAAGTTAAGGTATATCCAAGTACACTTAAAGCCATAGAAACAGGACCAATAGCAGCAAGCACACCAACCATTATTAATTTATTCTTTTTCTGTGCATCAGTGAGTCCATTATACCAATCTGCTACTTTTTCAATCCATCTTGATAAACTTTCCAATAGAGGTATAAGACCAGTTGCCACAGCTTTACCAATATTAATCATAGAAAATTGCAAAGAGGAAATAGCTTTATCATATCTCATCTTTATGGTATCTGCAACAGCATTGAATGCTTTTCCAAGAGAACCTTGAGAATTTGTTATTTCTTTAATAATTTTGGAATTATATTCCATATTCTTTCCAGACAACGACAATACACCAAGCATAGCTCTTATGTTTGGAAAGACCTTACTTACAAGCGTTTCTCCATAGGCTCCAGTTAATTCATTCAACTTTTCCATAAGAGCTATGATACCTTGCTCACGAAGTATCTTCCGAAGGTCAGCATACGATGTTTCCATCTGCCCTAAAGCAGCAGAAGCTTCATCCATAGCCGTTGCTCCTTGTTCTGTTTCTTTCAACAATACATTAAATACTCCACGAAGATAAGTTGCTGACTGAGCAGCAGTAGAACCAGTTAAAGTAATAGCAGCCATTGCTCCTGCAACCTGATCAATGGAAACTCCTAAATTTGATGCTATTGGAGTAATAGAACCCATAGCAGCAGCAAAGCCCTGTGCTTCTGCCTTACCTTCTCTTACAGCAGCTACGAGTACATCTGTTGCATAAGCTGCTGTTAGTCCTGTTCCTCTGTAAGCATTTAATACTGATGTAAGATAGTTTGCGACATCCTGTGTTTCTCCAAGTCCTGATGCAGCAGCCTTTGCTGACATTTTAAGTACCTCCAGTGCTTCTGCTCCCTCAATACCGGATGATGCTATAAAATACAAACCTTCAGCAAGCTCCTGTGGCTTTCTGCCAAAATCTCTTGACATATTTTGTATAGCATCACTCCATTGATTTACCACACCCTGTGCTGTTCCAGTTAAACCAACTATCTTTTGCATAGAAAACTCGTATTCCATAGCCATTTTAGCTACGGACTTTGTTGCTAAAACTATTGGTGCTGTTACTGCTGCTGAAAATAAATAACCGATTGTACGAAATTGTTGGGACACAGTAGCCAAATGAGCAACTGCTGATTTGCTAAAAAGTCTAAAAGGTTCTTGTAAAGCAGGTGTTAATACAGCAGCCTTCTTTTTCATCCTATTAATAGACTGTGTTATTATTGCTTCTCCTGTAAGAACTCCTTGAGCGTTTACCCCCAATGTAATTGTCAATGTCCCTAAATCAGCCATCTTTCTTCTTTGTTAAATTCGCAGGTGGCTTGTCTATGCCACGCTTTTTTGCTTTCTTATTTTGTGCATTTACAATGTCCAGCAAAACCTTCTTCATATCTGGTATGCTTTGTTTTTTCACCTCCATCTGCTTCGGAGCAGTTACATCCCATTGTGGCATAAAATCTGTTATCTCCGTCAATTTAACTGGCTTCTTGCCTGCTGCCCATTTAATAGCTATATTAACCATCAATGAAGCAAGTTCTGCCATTCTGAAATCTGCCCTGCTCTCTCCTATCGGATCCATCCTGTCATACATCTCCCATTCTGTCAGTTCATACGCACTGAGTTGATCAAGCAAATATTTTGGATGCACTACACCCAACGCTAAACAGAGTCGGAATTGGAATTGCCGTCCGGGACGGCTTCTGAGTTTTTTAGTATGTTCTCCTTATCCTCCTCAGTTATTGCATTAAGTTTTTGTGCAGCATTAATTATCCTTTCCAGTTTCTTTGCACTCATACTCTTACTCAGCAATAAATAATCTGCTTGCTGAAGTATGAGATTACCTCTTTCATCACAAACAGTAACAACGGCAAGCTTTGCACGAAAATCCTCTGTTGCCTGTTCATAACCTACAATATTGCCTTTTGCATCCCTGTTCTTTTTAAGCAATGATTGTTCAAACAAATCTCTTTCATGTCCTGTCATCTGACGAACACAAACAAAATTTCCATCCTCAAATTCGACTTTTTCAATTTGCAGTTCTTCTCTTTCAAGTAGTTGACTGCGGTTTAGTAAATTTCCCATGATTAGTAGATATTAATTGTTTAAAAATAAAAATTCTTGATTAGAACTTCTTTTTCAATTACTACGATGGTTCTTCAGTGGCTGTTCCTGAGTTCATTGTCACAGTGCCACTAATTTTAATAGTTACATCAGCAGTAATCTTATCATCTGTTGGAATGGTGATAGGAACTTCCGTTACCAAACCAGCAAATTCAAGAGTCGTGTTTTCCGCATCAGGAAGACATATTTCGTAATAATGGAGATCAGGACTTTCAAAGTCGTCCTTGAACGCATCATAAGTATTACGAGTAAAGTTCATGGATAAAGAAATCGTTCCCGCATCCCTGAAACCTGTAATGAATTCCCGATAACCTCCAGTAGAATCCAGTGACGTTACGTCAATGAAATCTCTGGTCATTGTCGGTCCGGTGATAGAATTTATTTCCGCAAGGTCAGCCCAAGCTGCTCCATTCCATCTGCGAAATTGTGTTCCTACACCGGAGACTGCATTACTCGCCATTTGTTTTACCTCCTTTTCTATCCAGTTTTACGCTGGACATTAAAATTAATAATCAATCTACATCTGTCGTTATCATCCCAATCCAATAGAGCTGGTCCACTGGATGCATAGATAACTTCATATATGGAGCCATTCCATGTCTCATGCGCCCGGCCATGCAATGACGTATATATGTCATAAATAATACTCCAAGCATTACTTTGCTTTACGTTTCTCACTCTTATCTGAATACTTGGATATTCATAAGTTTGTTTATCCATAGTGAAATTATGCACACCACCATAATAATCATAGATAGTTACAGTATTATCAGGTTTGGCTGGTTCTTTGTTTATAAAGAGATTTGTGCCAAACGTTAGTCCAAGTGAAGTATCTGCAACTAATATGTCCTTTATATCATACGCTGGAGAATTCATCTTATTTTAGCATTACTTTGTATTATCTTCAATATCTCACCCTGCTTGTTCTTAATAGCAATTTCAAACCATTTGGGTCCTGCACCTCTTCTTTTAAATTTTGCTCCCATCATCTCATGTACCCACAAAGTATAATTGGCAGAATAACCTGCAATAACAAACGGACCTTTATATTGGGTAAACAATGATTTTGCTTTCCCTTTCATTTCAGTTCTCATTGCAGCATGTTCAGCAGCAAGCCGTCCGGCATTTTTCCCAATAAACTTTCCAGTAGAACCACCAACACCTCCTTTTGCTGTAACA